TTCCCACAGATCGTCTCTGTTGGGGATCAGAACCTTATTCCCAGGAGCTACATCCTTAGCCTCTACGAAATCACCGTCCTTGGTTGTCTCATCCTTCACAATAAAAATAGGATGATTAGGAGTAACCTGAACAGTCTCCTCCCTAATATGGTCCGATTTAGGATGCCCGACCTTAAGCTGTACCAATTCTCCAGCGTACTCCCTGGAGATAGTACGAATAACCTTCTTATAATCTCCTTCCTTAGTAAGAACCAGATCACCACATTTGATGTCTTCAATAGCCGTCTTCTTACCATTGGTCAAGACAAGAGTGCCTGCAACACAACAGTTAGCATTCGCCCCATATTTTTCAAAAGCTCCAGTGGTGATAACATGGAGATAAGTGCGGTTGGCTTTCTTCTCGATCTTGTCCAGAACATCATCGAACGCAGAGGCACGCTTGACCATAGCGGTCTTGTCCAGTCCTTTGGAGCCCACACCAATGAGCTCCACGGACGGCATACCGAAGTCGAATGACTCTGGGAGTACCTGTTTGTTGATCATGCTGCCTCCTTACCGCAGCTTAAGCTGCTCTTTTGCACCCTGGACAGCTTCCGGCTCTGGAGCACCACCTGCAGCGCCCATATTTTTGATCGCATCAGTAAGCAGCTTCTGCATATCAGCAACCGAATGCAACACCCTCCCTTGTCTGCCTTTGTTAGGCGCAAACTCAAGCTGATGCGTTCTGGGATTGATCTGCGCATGGTAACCGACCAGATTCATAAGCTGCTTAATCTGCGCATCCGTAATGCTCTTGAGATCCGCCTTCGCAGTATCGCGTTCTTTCTTCTTTTCTTCCAGCTGCTTCTTGGCGTCTTCTCTGGCACGGTCATCGATCTTCTCCAGATCGGAAATGCGCTTATCATAATCTTTCTCGGTCGCGGCAACAAAGTCATGGAGACCTTCCGTGTTGCCAAACTCGCCGACGATCTTATCGAGGGCAGGACGCTCGGGAGCAGTCTTATCGGCCAGTGCGGACACAGCAGCATTTTCAACAGCAGCCGCATTCGGACGTGCACCGGACAGAGCTTTCAGCGTAGCAGCCAGAGCAGCGATATCGGCAGTACTGACTCGATTGTTCTGGGCAAGCAGCTGTGCAACCTGCGCACGCAGCACTTCGCGCTGATCCGGACGCTCCAGAGAAGTATCCATATCCATAGCCTTGTTTGTGGCCTGGAAGACCTGTTCAGCAGGATACATGGCAAGCTGCGGATCAGCGCTCATATCGGACCACGCAAGCAGGCGGTCACGATAGCGATCCTTCGTCAGGAACGCCGCATCCAGCAGATCGCCTGGGCTAATAGAAACGTTGTTACCCGCAGCATACAGCGCTCTTGCGTTACCGAGAGCAGCTCTGGTTGCACCTGTGATGTCATTGATGCCTTTGATGCCGCTTTCAAGGCCAGCACCAAGCATGCCGCCAGCCGTATCAACAGCACCTATAAGCTTAGACTGGAATCTGCCGTTGTTCGTGGTCCTGGAAGCATACTCATCAGCTTCATCACTGAGGCGCTTCACAAGAGACCGCTGGTCGGCGATAGGCGTAGCAGCGAACTTCTTAAGCTGCCACTCTTCAGCCAGCGCAGCAGCGCTTTTGCAGAATTCTGTTAGACCTGTGGCATAATCATGCTCGAATTTTGTGATAGCCTCCAGGCTCTCCACATCAGACAGCAACTTGGCAACCTTGTCGAACACAGCCTTCTGGGGCTTGATGACAAACTTGGAGGTAGGCTCGAAAGACGCTTCCTTGTCCAGTTTGTCTCCAAGTGCCTCTTTCAGCTTGTCGCCATACAGGTTGACAGCCGTTGTGAAATCATAGTCGTAGTTGGCGTTCTTGAAGATAGTGGCGACTTCTTCCGCTTCCCTGTCGATCGCCTCTTCCAGTTTCTCGCTGATGGAAGCCAGCTTTTTGAAAGCATCGGAATACTGGTCCATCATGCACTCAAGGTGTTCATGGAAAGTATCCATGCTGACACGCTTTTCATACAGGTTAGGCGTAACCTTCTTTTCGCTGGCAGCCTTATCCATGCAGCCTTCCGTGGTATCCTCAATCGCCACATCAAAAGAAGCAACCTTGGCGATCGTTGGCGCTTCGCCATTTGTCACCAGGCTGTACACTGTGTCCGCATCCGTAAGGGGGAAGCTGTCGGCTTTATGCTCGTCAGCTGTCTTCTGGAAAGTGAGAACAGTAAGCCGCTTGTTGAAAGCCTGTGATGCAGTCTTTGCGAACTTTGGATCAATGGATGCCTTCTTGAGCTGGTTAGCCAGCACTACGTTGCAGTCCAGGTCCTTGTCGATAGAGGCAACCGTGGCAGCGCGCTCTATGGCGTTTGCCAGTGCCCGCTCCTCCATGGGAGAAACTCTGTTGTCATCCATTGGATTCTTCCTTATGTGTTAAGAATGCGGTGTATTGGTTTGTAAAGTCAACGCCGGACTGGGAAGCAGCTGCTATCTCGTCCTGGCTGTAAGAGCGAATACCTTGTTCGATGCCCTCCGACAGCTCTTCGAGTGAGCCGCTTCCGGCTTCGTCCCGGTCTCGCATATGTTCCTGGAAATCTCTGTCCGTCATGCTCTTGAGCGCAGTCTCCATCAGAGTGACATAGACGTCCTGTGGGATCCTGGTATGTTTGACCATATAATCGAACAGCGACTTCTGGCGCTCATTGGATCCGATCTTCTTAAGCAGGTCGTCCACGCTCTTGTCGGGAAGGCCGAACACAGCAGACCTGGCTCCCTGTTCCGCGGAACTGAGGTAGGACAAGATTCTCGACCTAAGTAGAATTTGATTGGAGCTATGTCTTTCTGGCTCTATCAGGAAATCGTGGATCCAGCTATGGACAGCGGTGATGCCAGTCAGGTCGAAGAAGATGCTATTATACATCCTATAAAGGCGCCCAGGAATCACGCTGTTGTGCTCTTTCAGATCCTTTTCAGTATGACCGGATATGAGATGGGATTCTATTTCTGCTACAATAGCTGAATGCCTCATAGTTGTGCCGAGCCTGATAGTTTCCTCGGTCGCGTTCCACATGGCATCCATATAGAGCCTGTTTGGTACGCGTCTGAACGCCCGCAGAGCCCTGATGGTCAGAAGCACCATAGGGTCTGTGGGTATTGTGCCGACTTTGCCGGTGCGCTCGCATTCCAGGTATTCGCATGCCTGCTTGTAGCGCCAGTCCGGGGGACTCAGAAAGACCTCCCGCCTGTTCTCGGGAGGCCTTTCCGCCGGTATCAGCTCTTCTTCCGCTATGATCAGTTCTTCAGCCATATAACCTTAAAGCATGGATCCTGTCATCAGGTCGCCAAGGCTGTCGCCCGTGCTGCCTGTGCCGTCAACAGTGCGAAGCTTGAAGAAGATCGTCAGCTCGGACAGGCTGTCCAGCGTGACTTTCAATGACTCCTCAAGCGATTTCAGCTTAACCATACCGTACTTCTCTTCCATCTTCTCAGTGTGCCAGTAGAACTGGAACAGCTTGCGGCACAGCGAGTCAAGCACCTGCATAAACACCGGCAGGTCTTCCTGGATCTCGTCGAAGAAGCGGTTCTGCTTGACCAGCAGCTTAAGGATCGTGACATCGAAGACTTCCTTGATGCCGTTCTGGGCAGCCTGAGTAACAGCCTGTTCCAGCTGCGCCGGGTCTTCCAGGAAAGTAGGAAGTTCGCGCTGGGAGATCTGCGGTGGCTTGTTGATAAACTTGTCCATTGGGACATTGGCATCCTGCCAGCCACCGTCTTCCAAGCCGGCGATCTTCTCAATCATATAAGTGGTGCTTCTGGGATTATCATAAGTGGCGCCATTGGAAGCATCCTTAAGCATGACCTTTGCATCGGCAGGGGACACACCGTAATCGCTGACCAGTGCAAGGCAGGCCTCCTTGAAGCTGAGCAGCTTGTCGCCGTCTGCAGTCTTGGAGCCTGTAACAGTATAGTCAGAACCGTTGTTGTAGATCTTGGTCTTCGTGTAGTGCTTCTGCGTATACGCCTCCAGGAAGGCATCCAGCGTCGCCATAGTAACGAACGGGATACCGACCTTCTTGGTCTTGACAACGCGCGTCTTTGTCGGCAGAATCGTCAGTCTTCCTGTTGTAAGCGGATGAATCAGCCCATCATCTTCAGAGATCTGGTATGTGTCGCCATACAATGTCCATGCATTGTCACCGGCCTTCTTCATCTCACCATAGATCTCCTGTCCTGTTCCATCCGGATAGACCAGCCAGTAGGCTTCAGTGCCGTTATCATCTGTCTTAACATCTCCCTTACCGGCAAGCGCTTCACCAACTTCGGAGAGCGTGTCTTCGGTAAATGGTTTGCGGTCTGCCAGGAATTCCATGATGCCTTCACGTGCACCGGTGGTACCCTCTGATGTAATGGCGATAAAGCGCGCCTTCTCAGCGGAGAACGGATGCGGCGGCAGGAAGCCATCTCTGTCAGCCGTATAGGAGTTGATATCGTTCTTATTGTGGCAGCACTCATAAGGCATCTTGATAACAACAGCATCCGTCAGCGTTCCATCAGGCTGCAGCAGGCTGGTCTTGCCAGGCTCTTTCAGCATGCCGAACAGGTTGTTGACTTTCTGCTTTTTGATAACCTTGGGAGCAGGGGCTTCCTTGGCGCACTTAATGAAGAAGCCGTCCTTGTACAGGGCATTAAGCTCCTTGCCAGACAGCTCCTTGGCTTCCTTCTCAAACGGCAGGATAACCTTGAACGCAGGCGCATCATCCATATCCTGGGCAGCCGCAGCAAACTTCTGCAGCTCTTCCGGCTGGTAGAACGACAGCGTGGCATTCAGCAGGTCCTGGTTCATCATATTGTCCAACATCGCCTCGGTGACCTGCTTACCCATATGCAGCGCAGTGTCCAGCACATTCATGGATGCAGCCGTCTTCTTCAGATCAGGATCCAGCTTGCACAGGCCTTTCAGGTAGGTGCTCGCTGTCTTCAGGATAGGATCGGCGATCTCGCGGACAGTGGTGCTTCTGGTGGAGTTGCCAGCATCGACATCCTTTGCATCGACAAGTTCGCCGGCAGGCACCAGGTCCTTGTTCTTGATCCAGGCGAGCCACGGATCGCTCATAGGCAGGAACTGCTGCGTGGCACCGATCAGCATCATATCTCCGGTCTTCAGGTTTCCGTTACGGAAGAAAGCCGGGACAAAGATCACGGTCTTGCCTACGATGTACACGGATGCGCCGCAGGCCTTGGTGTTATCATCGTTCTTGTCAATCAGCTGGAACGCGAGCTTCATAGAATCCAGCTGCGGGAACTTGTCAGCGATCATGGCGTTTGCCAGGATGCCGAACTGTTGCTCGAAAGAAGGACCGTCCTCTTCCGCTGCGTTCTTGGTCATGTTTTGTTGAATGATGAGACGATGCATGGTAACTCCTTAGTTCCTGTTATCTCACAGTTTATATAATATGATATAAGTTAACTCGGTTTCAGTGGACTGATGACGATCTTGTCGACATAGCTATCAGAATCATATGCGTCAGTGATGCCCTGTCTGGCAGCATCAAACAGCCCTTCTTTAAGGCGCTCGCCTGAGAGGCGCGGCAGCCAGTTCTTGTCATGCTGAAGCCCCTCTGCTGGACGCATGAATTTGGCAGCGAACGGCGGAGCATCCTGGTGGACCAGCACATCATTGAAGTTGTACTTCTTGAGCTCAGCTGCAACTTCAGGCGTGATCTTGGTGCCTACGCTGTAATACAGGAGAGGCTGCTCCATATACTGGCCTATGGCTTTGTCAGCAGGCATCTTTTTGGAGCCTTCACGCGGCTCATAGTCAGCCAGCACGCTGCTGTAGTTGATCACGTCACCAGGCAGATAATTCTCGTAGCCATCAGGGTTCGTGACCTCGACTTTATTCAGGAAGGCCCGGGCAAATGATTCAAGGTTGCGTCTCTCTGTACCCCAGCCGTTCTCTTTCAGAATTTTTCCAAGTTGTTTTGTGAAATATACTCGACCAGCACCCAGTCCCTTGAGCCCCACGACTTCCATGGGGTTGGGGATGCCATTAGTAAGGACGTCGCCTGCATACACCTTGTCGCCTTCCTTGACTTTCATGGTGCGATAGGGAGAGCAGTACAGCGTCTTGTTACCGATAGTGACATAGGTACCGCCCTGGGCAGCTGGCTGTATCTTGGAGACAACGCCGTCAACAGGAGCCAGGACAGCACCTCCAGGGAAGTTGCTGGGAGTGGTAAACATGCGCTCCAGAGAACGGAAGCCAGTAGGCTGGTCTTCGCCTTCGGGGTTGATAACTTTCTTGCCTGCGATACCGCCAGCGTGTTTCGAGTTGCTCACGCAGAGACCGTTTTCCAGCAGGAACATATGTGTAGGATGATCGATCTCTATGTCGTATGCATCCAGCTCTCCAAGAGGCTCACGCTTGGGTGCGCTAAGATGCGTTGCAACTTTATAGTCCCCATCAAACACCGGAACGCCCCATTCTATTTTCCCGATCTGGCCAATCGGGCGCTCTCTGTAGGTGTAGTATCTGGTACCATCTGAGCAATACACAGCCAGCATGGCTTCTATAAACATTATCTTATGATCAGGCGTGCAATCCAGTGTGGAACCATTGCCAAATGTGTAATGGTTCATCTGTTTGGGACCATGGCTGAAGAAGCGTGTGACAGTCGCTGCGGTCGCCTTGCCATACCAGTCCACGCCGATAACTTTATCGCCAGGTTTGATATCCTTGATCTTCTTGCTGGGGCCATCAAACATGCAAACCATTGTATCTCCGGCCAAGCAACCAACACTACCCTGGGTAACAGGCTCAACGAAGCTTCTGGCAGCATTCAGTGAGACATACTCCCCTATGCCAGGGAACCGACCGTTCTCGCCAAGTCCATTGCATTTGGCACATACGCCTGTCTTGCTCTTACAGGTCATAGGCGAGCGCAGTATCATCTCTTCGTCATCGTCGGCTTCCGCTATCATCTTACTGGTGACAACGCTTCCAGCCGGGTAGTTATGCCACGGCTTCAGAAGGACGGCGCCGATGTTGCTGGTGCTGTTGGCAGGAAACGGAACACCTGTATCAGTAGTTCCGCAGTCCTGTTCGCTGATCACCGTATCGTGGGTGGCAGCTGTAACGCGCTTTCCCAGATAACCAGACTGGCCTGTTGCCATCTGGACGTCGTAGTAGCCTTTGCGCCCTGAAGAGGCAGATACCCAGTAGCCAGTAGGGGTCGCACCGTCGGCATATGCATCCATCATCAGATAAGGCATGTCACGGTTCAGCGCATCTTTCATCAGCATGTCGCCAAACAGCATCTGGCGAAGCTGTACTTTCTTACCGCGGGCGCCAGAGTTGATCTGGGATGCCAGTGCGGTGTTGCGCTTGTCCATATCATCGAACACAGCGTCTTCGACACGCTGTGTGTACTTGTAGCCAAGCTCCTTGATCTTCTCTTCCTTCTGGGCATCCGTCAGGCTGTCGTCATCCAGCACTTTGTTGATAAGGTCGCGCAGATGCTGGTTGATGTTACGGATCGCTTTGCTGACACGCAGATCCCTGAAAGGCAGAGCGGCGTCCCTCCCGTAGGTGGACACCACTGTCTGGCCAAAGTTGTTCAGCGCCTGCAATATGTCGATATAGGCATCAGGGTCGTCCTGAGCCATCTGCGTAGTTATCGCGTCGGATGTCTTCTTATCCCAGGTCTTGTCTGCAAGTGCTTTATACTGGTCCGGAAGCTTGGACCGCAGGATCTCTCGTCCCAGCGTAGTAGGCATGTATCAGCCTTTCTTCTGGCAAATGAAACTGTAAAGGTTGGAGGGCTTGTTAACGGGTTTGGCAGAGGCCGTCTTTGGCGCCATCTCAAGCGGGACAGGCTCTGCAACAGGGGCAGCCAGCGTCGGCTGAAGATCAGCAGCAAGGTCGTCTTCCAGCGAGCGGGCGGCATCCTTGTCGTCTTCAGAGCGGCGGTCGGTCGTCTCCTGGAGGGCATCTAACGCTTTGCTGAGACCTTCAACGCGGTCCAGGATGGCGGAGATCTTCTTTTCCATGGCAGCAGTGAAGTCTTCCAGCACAGCCTCGACGCCCGTCATGACAGCGGAAGCGACCTCCATCACTGGATCCTCTCCGCCCATATCAGCAGGCCCACCAGCAGCACCAGGATCCATTGGACCAGCGGCAGCAGCCATAGCAGGATCAGATCCAGCCTCTGGTCCAGCGGCGATATCGGGTGGAAGCGCCATACTTGGATCAACGCCTTCCATAGCCGGTGCAACTTCGCCAGCAGGCGCAGCCTCCATACCACCCACAGCAGCAGGATCGCCCATGGGTGCTCCCATAGCAGCAGGATCCATCGGCGCTCCACCCATAGCAGGATCAGCCGGTGCGCCTCCTTCAGGGGATCCACCTTGCTGCGCCGCAACCTGTTGTTGAAACATGTCGTAAATCTGCATCACTTCATCAACAGAAAGGGGCTGCCCGTTTGGATCGACAAAAGTGCCGGACTGGGGATCGAAGATGACACCCATGGCCTGCATGAACTGCATGAACATCTGGTCATTGAGGACCTCGGGAGGGATCTGTCCGCCGCCCGAGCCCTGGGCAACAGGAGCACCACCGGCAGCTGCAGGATCCATGGCAGGGGCGGGGGCGCCGCCCATAGCAGCAGGATCAGGAGGCATTCCGCCAGGAGCTGGCGCGCCTCCGGGCATTCCACCCATGGAAGGATCCATCGGCGGCTGGGTCATTGCCTGCATTGCCTCTGGTGTGAGCACCGCTGTGGCGCGTTTGTTAAAGCCTTTGAGAACGCTCTGGAAGTTATGCATAACTGCTCCTGTATGTTAATTGTGTTTGATCTCAATTGGGTCGTCGATATCTATAAGGCCTTGGCGATACGCTTCTTTGGCCTCTTCCAACGTGTTAAAGTAATGCGTGCGTACATTATCACCCTTCTTCATGCGCGTTCCGATATACAGGCCCTGCTGGTATTCCTTCTCTGGCTTGTAGAGGATGGTGCGGCTGCGCATGCCAATAAGGTTGCGCTCAGGGAACATGCGGTTGTAGGCTTCCTGGCGCGCCTTGTCGGAGACGGGGGCATGAATATTTACCTGATCCGAATCAAAGTCGGCTGCATATGGGACTACAATTGAAGGATTTATCCTTATTGCGTGTCCGCTCACTATCTTAGGATTAAATGCCATGATGCTGAGCTTATGCAGTGTCGGTGCACGATTCATCAGAACAGGGTGATCTTTCATAACTTCATTCAGTACATCCCTGGCCTGTTCGTTATGCTCTTTCACCATCTTCATAGCCTGAATAGGTGTGTAGCCACGTTTCACCAGGCTGCGCTCAACCATAGGGGCCATGATATTGAAAGCCATATCCTCAGGCAATCCGACCTCGTTCAACTTTAGTCTGGAATCAGGACTAATCACACCACGTCCAACTGTATCAACGGTGGCACTCAAAACCTTGCGCTGGAAAGCTGAATGTTTGGGCCCACTGTCCCCAAGCGCCCACTTAAGCAGCCCCTGGACGTGTTTGCTCTGTAGCTTTACATCACTGGGTGCATACAGCCCGGTCAGCTCTTTCCACTTATTATAGAGGTTCTCCCTGGCTGTTTGCTGCAGTTCTGACGGCAGGTTCTTCGCCTCTCTCATATCGTCTCTGGCATCCAAAAGCTGGGCATAGAGGTAATTGCTGTCAGCCACCATGGTAAGCCCATTGTGTGAACTGATGGGCCTATACACAGGAGGCAGTACAGGGATACGTTCCAGCATGTAGTCTGCCGGATTCACGCCAGCCCTTCTCATGCGCTCAATGGCAATATATCTCTTAAGCGCTTTGTCCTTATTACTGGGAGACGCTATCTTGAATGCTTGCAATGCGCGAGTCGCCTCTGCTCCCAGATCAAGCTTCTCCAGCGCTTGCTTCATAGCAGTACCGCCTTTGATGCCGTTGACCTCTTCTTTGCCTGCAGCAACATCAGCGAACTTCTTATCGGGGATGTTAAGCAGCCTGGCAAGCGGCTCCTCCATAACAGGGTTAGGCACCGGCTCATCAAGCTGGATATAGCCCCACTTGTCCCCGTTAATGCCGAAGACATCCTGACCAAAGAGTCCGCCATCTATAGGCCTGAAGTTGCGGGCTTCGTAGGTGTCACGGCTCTTGAGCTCTCTCGGGCCAGCCAGCTCATCAACATCTTTTTCAGTAAGCGCGAAGATGCTGACGCCCTGCGGAGTCTTCTTGACATTGATGCCGGAGCCTGTAAGATGTGCAAAGAACTTCTTATGAACCAGAGGCTCACCAGGCATAGTCGGGATATCGCCGGTACGCAGCGATCTCCAGAAATCGGAATTACTTTGTCCTCTAATTATTTTAGCATCCTGAATTATATCGAAAGCAGAATGTCCGGCCATGGCTGACTGCTCAAGCGTGCCAAAGCGCTTGGAGTTGCTGACCAGGAAGCCGCCTTTCAGCACATAGCGATGGATCTCTTCCACGGTCAGGTCATACACCTTGACAGGGCCCCTGTACTTCGGATAAGGATCAATCCTGGCAACAATCAGTGGCATCAGCCCCATATGCGGCACAACATCCAGATCATACGGAGGAATAAGCCGCTGCTGTTTCTCGGCGATCTGCTTGGCTGCATACGCATAGTCAGGAATAACCTTGGCAGGGATCCAGTCCGCTATGATGCGCTTGATGGCATCACTGATGGGATAGTCCTTGGCGGCATCGTCTAGGGCGGCAAGCGCAATAGCCAGATCGCCGTTGTCACTGTCTTCTATGGCAGCCTGATACAGCTGGTAGTGCGGAAGGATGATGGCGCAGCCCTTCTTATCATGCTTGGCGCCCAGCGACTTCAGCACGCTGACCTTGAATGCAGCGAGCTCCTTGGCTTCAGGATCATAGGGCACCCACAGGCGGTCGTTGTCGACAACACCAGGCTGGTGCATAAGATTCCAGATAACCTGCATCTGATGGTCGGAGGGACGCTTGCCCATACCAGCCAGTTTGCACCCTGGCTTAAGCTGCTCTGCGTGCTGCTGGGTCATGTCATACATATAGATGGCATGGTTCTTGGTAGGATACATCGTGACAGGAGCAGTGATCTTGCCTTCGGGCGAGTAACTCCAGGCAGGCGTAATAGAAAGCAGCTCTGTAGCAGACACGACACGGAAGAAGCGGTCAATCACCCTGGAATAGCGGCGTGCCTTGTTGTCAGCCATAGTAGTCACTGACTCTATTCCGACTGTCTTTGCAATAGCGCTGATAGAACGTAAGCCGGAGCGGGTCTGGACGTACTGAATACTCGGGAAGCAGCCATCCATGCCCTTGCCAGCAGGTTGGCCCTCGGCATCATATGAGCTGGTACCTCTGGCAGACATCTTGGACTCGGACATGTGCTTCAGCTTATAGATATAGGAATAACCGGTCAGCACGTCCTTAATAGGAAGCCCTGTTTCCGGATTAATAAGGTCTTCGTCCGGCTTGATGTTATGTTGCTTCAGCTGATCTGTTACATAGTCAGCCATAGAGCCATCAAAGAACTGCGGAACCGTAATGGGCTTACCCGTCTTCTTAGCAACTTTACCAAGGAGCGCCTCATAGAGCTGCGAGGGATTAGTGTTAGAAGCTAAAATAGTTTTGCCATTTCTGCGTGTCAGTACATAGCCTGTATCGACTGTAGGGCAATAGACCATGCCATCATATTCGCGCTGTTCCCAGCCACTGAGGAGCGAGCGCTCCCCATCAGCAAAGGAGATGCCAAGCGACCACTGCGGCTTGGAGTTGGGGTATCTTTCATCGGGCCCAACATAGGTCTTCATGGAAGGCAGCCCAACCATGCAGCAAAGCATCTGCAGCTGGTCGATCAGTTTCTCGCTGGTGATCTTCACAGTGCAGCGATACAGCATAGTCCCATCAATGTGTTCATAGCCAGGACCAACATAGCCGTCGCCCATAATGAAGCCATCCAGGAAGCGATCGATCACATAATCAGGCTGACTGAAGAGCCAGTCCGGAATGTACTTCTGGTGTGCCAGGCCGAACTGATACAGATAGGCGGCAAGACGCTTGTTGTAGATGCGGAATCGCTTGCTTGTGGCGGAATACTTCCAGGGCAGACCCAGCCTGTCAAGCATCTGGCCAATAAGCTGCACCTTGGCTGGATTGATGTTGTCGAACTGAGTGATGGTGACACAATACTTGGCTGTAGCTTCACTGTACTCCGCGTAGCCTTCTGAGAGATACCAGCCCAGGAATTCTGCCCAGTCGGCTGCATTGTATGTATCAGGGATCTCCGCTCTGCATCCATCAACAAAAGGCAGATGGAAGTCGGTTGCTTCAGGCTGGGAATAACGGCTGGCCACGCTGGGCACCTTGACCGATTTGCCGAAAATGTCCTGTACTTGAACTTGCTGGTAAGTGCCGTTTACGGATGCCCAGAACTTGTGGCCGTGTGTGACGCTGAAGTCGGCAAGGCGTCCATGGTAATCATACATCACACCTGTATAGTGATTGCTGTAGAAAGGTTCAAACTGCTCGCTCCAATGCCATGTATCGGTCTCCGGATCGTAGCTGTAGAACTTATCCTCTGGTGTAATATCCTTGCCAAGCTTCCATCCTTTAGCAGTCAAGAACTCTGTCTGGGCGTCATAGCAGCGGGTAATCAATCCGAGCGGGCTGAAAAGAAGCTCAAGTGGTTCACCTTTAGCGTTGCGTGGCATCTCGTCATCTGGAATGATCTGGGATATGATCCCTTTGTTTCCGTACGCCCCCGTGAGCTTATCACCCAGCTTGGCATCTGATGTAACAGTCGCATATACCTTTACCCCATTACGTGTCTTAACGACATCAGTTACCACACCGGGGTCATCGTGCTCCCATCTCTCGCTGAGGTCTGTCAGCACACGCTTGCCCATAGTACCTGGGCTTGGCTCGCTGGTGCGCACTGCCAGGATCATCGGGTCTTCCTTATGCAGCACAGTGCCCGGCTTGACTACGCCACCAGCATCCAGATTGTCCATCTGCTCCTTGGTGAACTCTCCGGGCTTCCATGTGATATAGTTATGCTTGCCCAGGCTGATCGTCTTGTCCAAGTCAACGGATGTCTTGTACATGGTGGTGCTGGTCAGCTTCTTGGCAGCGCTCTCAGAGACAACAATAGCGTCTTCATAGGTGCCGCCCTTCCAGCTGAGCCATCCAGTGCGCAGGTTGGTGCCCATGGCAGCCACTCCCTTGTCGTCCGTGTAGTTGCTGCTTGCCAGTATGTCGCCTTTCTTGAAGTGCTGGCCTGCCTTGACCTGCGGCGTGTTGTTGATGTAGCCCTTGGCGTTCATTGGGAAGTTGACATACATGTCCACGCTCCCCTTGGTCCCGTCGTCATAGAGCACATCGATGCGGTCCTTCCTGACAGCTGTTACAACGCCATCATTAGGAGCAAACCTGGCACCCAGATACTTGCCGACCAGCGTAGGCATATCCTTGCCGGTGGCTTCATCCAGTCCGCGGACCAGAGGAGCTTCCCTGGAGGAGATCGACACAGCCTGCAGCGGGTACTTGCTGTTATGCGTCACCACGCCATTGGCTGTAGCATACAGGTTGTCATTGACATCGATGTCGATCATGATAGGCGCGTTAATGCCGTCCTGCACAAGCTTGACCTCGTCCTGGATCATATCCCCATAAGAGGCTTTCATGGCAACCAGCTTCAGCGCCAGATCCATTGCTTTGCCGGAGACCTTGTCCCTGTAGAGCGTATCAGTCTCTATACGGCTGAACAGGAATGCCAGCTCGTCGCGCATCTGCAGGTTAGGAATATCCAGCACCCAGATGTCGTCGTTTGAGTCCTGACCAAGTTTAGTTGGATCCGCTGTGTAGCCGTCCAGGAAGGCAGCCACAATGGAGGCGCCTGCGGACAGTATCTCAGTGGGGATGTGCCTGGTCTTGTCGGTAGCGCCAAACATATCGCGCAGCAGCTGCTTAAGCTGGTCATCGCGGATGCCGACACAGAAGGTATAGCCCATGTAATAAGTGTTGAAACCTTCCTTGTAACCCAGACGCTCCATAACACGCAGGAAGTTGTCGTACTGTTCCTCGGGGAGCTGGATGCGCATCTTGCGGTTATCAGGCTCATCCAGGGATCGCGCAATATAGCCCAGCACCTTGGCTATCGTTCTGTTGATCAGGATATGGTTGACAAAGGTGCGGCGGGATGGGACATCCTTGAAAGTGGTGCGCAGGGCGATGTCGCCTTTCTTGATGTCCTTGGCGGGAATAAGCTTGTAGGCTCCCTTGCGAAGGATGGGCCAGCGGTGGTCAGCTGATGTGATCAGGGAACGGCCTGACTTGAGGATGATCTTGCGGAACCAGTTCTTCTGCGGAGGGAACTTGGCGACAGTGGTGCGGATGTCGAACACCTGGGAGACGCCCTCTCTGGTGGAGCCTGGGATGGAGCCTTCCGAGAGCGTCTGCGCTTTGGTGGTCGAGATGAGGCCGTGCTTGTCCCTGACTATGACAAAGGTATCCGGATGAAGGCAACCCATCTGGAGGCGCATGTTCTTAACACCTGAGAGCATAGTGACCAGGTTGGAGGAAGTGGAGTAGGCTTCGTCTGCTCGCGGGAGGTAGTATTGCACAGAGTCACGCGGGACAATGCGGATGCCAGTGGGACCGCCCATAGCGAACACAGACTTGGTCTTGACGTTGCGCATCTCAGGTGCGGCTATAACAGAGTTGGCTGCGGTCTCGGAATCAAGGAGGACTTCCTTGCCGGTCTTGGCGTCGATGAACTTCTGGTACAGCTTGCCGTCCGTACCTTTCATTACATTCTTAGTCATATAGACATCTAAACCAATTCGGATCGACTCCGGACTCTGATGGCACCAAAATCCTTGATAACTCTCTGATTTTCTGCAATATACAAGGCCTCCAGGCACCGTAGGACAGTAAACTTTATGCGCATAATATTGTGTAAAATATGGGATTGTATTATGCCTCTTAATCTTCTTTTGAAGACCCATCTCTTTGCGTGCATGCCAATACACAACCCAGATGCCAGGATGATCTGGATATCTGTCTTCTTTCTCATGTAAGATCTTTACGGATTCACCTAACTCGAACTGGAGTCTTGCAAAATCCTCCGCCAGCCTACGCGACTTTGTACAAAGGTGTCTCTGTGCTCTACCATCCCCGAGGAGCATAGCCTCTCTGAAAGCAAGCCGCGCTTTCAGGGGAGCATTAAATATCCACTCAGGTATGAATTTATCATCGCATTTCCCGAATTGTGATACATAAACAGTAAGTTGTTTCCTGCCAATCGACAGCATATTATGTTTCTTCAGGGCAGCTTGTTCGACCGGCATCGGAGACGCATTAAAAGGCAGTCTCTCAATCAGTTCTTTAACTCTTATATAATTTTGTGGATTCACCGCAGCTGATTGAGTGATATCGGTTCGATAGTAACCCTTTATAGGATCTATAGTGAAACTACCCTCTGACAAGTACCATCCCATGTATTCCGCGAAGTCCACGATATCCACCTCGTCCACATTCTTAAGGCTTGCACCCTGTGGTGGCATACCATGAACCTGTGCGTGCTTCAAATCTGGTATTACTTGCGGAAGATGAAACACGGTCTCATCCTCATTCCGAAGAACGGGAAGATGCATGCCAGTATTCACCATCCTGTGTGTTCCGTGAATAGTCTCCGCTGATCTTGTGTTGTATCCGCAAGGCTCCCCGTTCCTCTTTGGATCCGCGCACCGCGTGTACATCCTATGGTTCGGCGTAACCAAATAAGCGATATGACCATCATCATAGCCATACATCGTGCCGTCATAGTCGTAGACGCTAAGCGCAGTTGGCTTATGGTATTCGAGACGATTGTTGATGAGGCAGGCCAGCTTATCGTCACCGGTAATATCCTGTACCTTCTTCCAGCCCTTTTCAGTCATCAGCTCGGTGTCTTCTGCGTAGCATCTCACTGGATCTATATATCCGAAGTAGGAAGGCTGCACAGTTCTCATCTCATCAGGAGCCGAATCAATGGAGCCGATACCGCCTTCGCCAAGCCTGGTTGTCTTATAGGCCGAGTCGATTGTCTCCAGCGGGGATGAACCATCCATCATCTGGGCCAGCTTGCTGTCATAGAACACAGAAGAGATATGCTTCTCCAGGGCATTGACTGGCATGAAGTCCAGGTTGCCTCTGTTGGTGGCTTTCCACAGGATGTTGCGGCCCAGCTTGCCATTATCGCGCAGGATGTGCTCCGAGAACATCATCTCAGGGCCATAGAAGCGCTGGAATGCCAGTGAGTCCTTCGGGTCTGGTTCCTGCTCGCGCTTGGAGATGCCGAGCAGCTTCTTGGAGGTAGCCAGCAGGAGATCAGGCGTAACTTGATCGGTTTCTACTCCTGTGGTAGCCTTGTTGACAGCTGCAGACATGCGCATATCGCGCACCCAGTCCTGGGCTGTCTTCTGCGGTTTGTCTTTATGCAGGCGCAGGGAGCTGACGGTTTCAGAGGGTTGCTGTATCGGATTAACGTTCAATTCGTTCATGTAAGTCTCCTGAAATCAACTTAAAAAAGACGCTTCGTCAGCTCTAAGGTAGTATAAAAGAAAGCCCGCCACCTCAGGTGAGGGGCGGGATTGTAGATCAGAACAAACAGAACAAGGCTTAGCGACCAGTTGCTTTCTTCAGCAACATAGCGACTTGTTTAACAGCATCAGAAGAAGCGCCCTTAAACTGACCGGCTGGCGCTGCTCCAGCGGTTTCAGGCGCCGTAGAGCCCGTCATAGCTGCAACAGTCTGCGCGCTCTGCACAGAGTTTGTTGCTGCCGGCTGCTGTTGTTTCATAGCTGCACGTTCTTTCATCTTCGCCAAGTCGGTAACATTGTTAACAGCTTCTGTCAGCATCTGAAGATCATTAGGTTGCGCTGTGTCAGCGTTACCCGGGGTAATACCCTCGTTAGCCAGCGCCTGTTCGACAGGCTCGACAGTATTACCACCATCGACACTGATAGCCTTCTTGAGTGGCTGCAGCTGTGGTGCAACAAAGTTACCGGCAGCAGGTTGCTGTGGCATACCGGCAGCGCGTTTCTTCATAGCGTTAATAAAAACATTGAGATCCATATGTGTATCCTTCTACTGAAGTTTATATTTCAAGTCCTGGTGGCTTTCCAGCCCGCGTAACCGAGACCGGATGCTGCCACCATATTAATAAGATAGCGCAAAACACGTTTCTTCTGAAGAACTGGTATTCGCTTAGTGATCTGATGTGCAGCGGTCAGCCCGACAAGGCCACCTATACCTGCACCTGTCATCTTCTTGGCATGATCAACGGCGCGATCGTACTTGATCATCTCTTTGGCGTCCTGTATGATCTGCTCACGCTGGAGTTGTTTCATTTCAGGTGTCTCGCTAAGCGCCTTCTCGCCTGCTATATCCATAATAGAGGCAGGAGATCCTGCAAAAGCTTTCACTTCGGGCTGCCAACTGACTATCGGGCCATCTGGTGCTTTGTATTTCTTGAGCAGCATGCTTATAGATACATCTTTGGCAGCTTGCTGTTTAGCCTCGTTCATCTGATGTTGCCTGACCGCATCCACGGAAGCAGCGCCCCTGGTAACAGCGTCCGGGATCTGGGTCGCCGCAAGAGCATTTACAGCCGCTCCAGGAAGGGCTGCCTCTGTCACTATAGACCCAGCGAGTGTTCCCAGCTCTCCAGACTTAACTGCAAGGTTGTATGCTTCCTGAGGCAAGTGTTTCGTATCAAGTGCGCTGCTGTTCGCTATCACCCTGGTGCCTTTAGTAAGAAGGTGAACTGGTATGTTGCTAAGCGAAACGGTTCTATTGCGCATCGCCCTGATGATGTTCTCCAGCTTGTTGCTTCCCGTTGCTTTTGTGACAGCCTTACCAGCCAGCATGGGATTGATAAAGAGAGCCCTGATAGGAGCATCAACAGCGAAATCAGTTGCGTCAGCTGACTCATTAAGAGCGCCACGGGCCAGTCCTCTGAAGCTATCGCCTTTGAGCACACCATTTATCAGCCCCTCCTGGAATCCTTCTCTGGCTGCAGGGTTAGCTTCCAAATGCTGTTCATATCCTTCAGCGCCGCGAGGCAGATTAAAAGCAGCTGTCTTCAACATCGATAAGCCTTACATATTATAAATCTTGTTGGCAGCCTGTATGGCCTTTTCATCGGTACCGGCTGCTTTGTTCTTGTCGAAAAGTTCCTGGCCCCAGGCTTCTTTCATCTGATCGTCTGTAACGCCCATGTCATGGAAGAATGTATAAGCCGGAGCAGTTGTGGTGCCTCTCTTGATACGGAAGATACCGGTATTGGGCATCAGATACATATTAAAGCCGGCGCCTGTTCCCTGCTGGATGTTAAACTGTGCAGAGATCTCATCGTTGCGCTGCTTCGTATAGACGCCTGGTTCCATGCGCATAATATTGGAGAATGCATACTCGTGGCCGTTGCGGATAAATGTACCGCGGTCAGTGATATACGGCACATTCATCAGCGTCATGCGTCGAGTGCGGCTGACTTCCTTATCAGTCTTGGCATCACGCAGAACCCAGGTACCCCTAAGGCGTCTGGTAACAGAGCTGCCATCCAGGATGGCCTGTTTCTGCTTATGAATGTCGATCTCCTCCGGATCATCATAGTCGATATCCTCGATTGACAGCGTATAGCGGTCATTGTAAAGCGGGAATCGTTCTGACAACGCACGCTTTACACCATCAAACAAGATTCGCCGAATGGCCGGATAATCGTCCATTCGGTAAACCTGAATATCTTTCTTCTGCTTGGCGAGCACATTGGAAATGAACTTTTGCTGCGCCCGCATCAGGTTGTTGAGTGTCGGGTTTTGGTCTGGCATGTTACTGTGCCTGTTGCTTCCGTTGCTGGTATTGCTGGCGTTGCTGATCCCAGAGCTGCTGTTGCTGTGTGGCCTA